AACAGGCGAAATTGGTTTATGTATTATGAATAGAGATGATTGGGGTTATTTTCCACTAACAAAGATTGATTATTGTCCTTTTTGTGGTGAGAAAATAGTCATATATTAATAAATATTTTTAACACATTAAATTTTATTTGATATAATAAATATGAATAAGTAAAACCAAATAATTCATAGAGCTGCCAGATAGCCGGAAATATCATAATAACCATTTTATGAAAGGGGGCTATCAGGGTGGCAAGCGAAAAGATATCGACAGAGCTAAAGCGAAAGAGGCGATATAACACCGAAGTGAACGACCGATATTTTAAGAAACATAAACTCCAGCAGTGGGGAACGTCACGGCGTTGGGGCGTGATACCGATACTAATTGATGACCTCGATATAATGGAGCGCATAGATATTTTTGACACGATGGGATAAACTGTGATATAATTAATATAGTAGTGTTTTAAAAATTAAATAAATGTAGAGCTACACGATAGCCATTTTGATGGGCGAAAGCCTGTTGAAGTGGCTATTTTTTTTGAGATATTAGTTAGTAGGTAGATAGAAAGATAGAAAGAAAGGAGATAGATAGTATGATATTGAAATTAAGGATGATTGGTGATAATAAAAGGCTTGCTTATAAATTAATAGACAACATAAAAGCAATTGAATATAAATATATGGATGAGCCGAAAAATATAAAAGCTCTTAAAGAATCGAAAATTCTCTACATAAATACATATCCAAATATATCCGATAAAGTAGTGGTTGAAATAAATGTAGAATTTGAAAATGGAATGTTCGATATGATATATACAGATGATATAGTTTATATTCTGAATGATAACGGTAAAACTTGCGATACCATTAATGCTTAAATAAATCTTTTACCTACTAACTATTTTTTTTGAGGTGAATTAATTGAGTATAAAGCGGACACTTAGAGAACGCAAATTTATAAAAAGTTATATAGAGAACGGCGGTAATGCTACACAAGCATACATGGCATTGAATCCTGAATATAAAGGTAAAAATGCTCGTAAATTAGGTAGCACTATGTGGACAAATATAGACATATCCTTTGATGATATTATGGATATTGCTGGCATTACTGATGAGTTTTTAGCTCAAAAAATATTTGAAGGGCTTAATGCTACTAAGACAATATCAGTTATTCCCATTAAATCAAAAGAAGCACAAGAAAATTCAACAGACTTACAGGAAGCCAATTCAAGAAATATCGAATTTGTAGACGTTGAAGATTACCCAACAAGGCATAAATATGTAGATACATCACTCAAACTAAAAAACAAATTCCCCACCGAAAAAAAAGATATTGACCTGAATGTAAAAGGATCACTCGAAGTCAATAATGAACTGTTAACCAAACTTGCCAAATTAGATGAGAAAGACCTTAGAAAATTAGCTAAGTTAAGCAAAAAAGCCAATGCAGTTAAAAAATGATGAGCTTGAAGTTGTCTATGATTATGCTTATATAACGTTATGTAGGCAGTTCTTCTGGGATTTTTGCCTGCACATGGATCACGATTTCTTTACACGGCGCCAGAAGATATTAAAGCCGCAGGCCGAAGCATTGCAAATGGTATCCGAAGGCAAGATATTACATCTTGGTATATGCGACCCGCCACGAACCGGGAAAAGTTATATTATCTCTTTATGGTGTGCGTGGGAGCTGGGCAATAAACCGACCGGTTGCATAATGCGCAACAGCTGTTCGGCCACGCTTGCCGAAGATTTTAGTTATGACATCAGGGGCTGGATAGCCGGCAGTGATAAGTACAAACAGATATTCCCGGCCATGATATTGAGTCAGGATAAGCACCGGATAGATAACTGGGCGGTAACATTAGCCGACAAGAACTCTTACTTCTGTGCCGGTGTAGGCGGTACGATACTGGGAAAAGGCTGTAATCTGGCAGCCATAATAGATGACTCGATAAAGAATGTTGATGAAGCATTGTCTGAGCCTGTATTAGAGAAGAAATGGAAATGGTATACCTCGACACACAAGTCAAGACTGGAAAGCGGTTGTCCTGAAATATTCATCAATACCCGCTGGTCCCGGCGGGATATATTTGGCCGGTTAGAGGCACAGGGGTTTTTTGACGAGGCCAACGGCGGTAAGAAAATCGTTATCCCGGCACTTGATGAGAACGGTAATAGTTTCTGTCCTGATGTCAAGACTACCAAAGAGCTGCTTGAAATGAAGGGCATGACCGATGAAATGATATGGCAAGCAGAGTGGCAGCAGAACCCTATTGAAGCCGAAGGGATATTATTGCCGATAGAGCAGTTAAAGCGGTTTACTATCGATGAGATATTAGCCAATAAAGAAACTAAGGCAGTTAAACAACCCGATGCAGTAAGGGGCAGGGTTGACACGGCAGACGAAGGAACTGACTACTTTTGCTCGGTAGTTGGATTTATATACGGTGATAAGGTTTATATTGTAGATGTAATATTTACACAGGAAGGCACGGAAATCACCGAGCCTAAACTGGCACAGCAGTTAATCGACTGGCACGTTGAGGTTACCACGATTGAAAGCAATTTCGGAGGCAAGTCTTTTGCGAGGGGCGTTAAGAAGATATTAGAGGCAGACGGTTGCAGGTGCTTAGTTAAAACAAAGGTTACGACAAGGAATAAGGAAACAAGGATTTTAATGGCCGCTGCATACGTAAAAGAATACTTTGTGTTTAGGAGCGATTACAAAGCAGGTTCGGAATATGACCGCTTTATGAATAATCTTACAAGCTATATGAAGGCGGGAGATAATACTCACGACGACGCTCCAGATACAGTAACGGGGCTAAAAGAAGATGTATGTCGTCCGGCAATATCATTTTTAAAATAGAGGGAATATGGCATATAAAAATAAAGAAGATCAAAAAAAACATGCTAAACAATATTATCTTAACAATAAAAAAAGAATAGATGAGCATAATAAGCAATATTATATTACCCATATAAAAGAATTAAAAGCATACCGTAAACAATTTCATCAAGATAATATAAAGAGAGATAATGAACAAGCAAGAGAATATTATAAAACACATAGAAAAGAAATGGTGGAGGCTCATGCAAAATGGTATCAAGACCATAAGATGGAACGTAATAAATACCAAAGGAATAAAACCAAAACAGATTTAAAATATAATCTTAATTGTAGAATGTCAGCAATGGTAAAAAATTCTTTAAGAGGTAATAAAGGGGGGCGTCATTGGGAAGACTTAATCGGATATACATTAATTAATTTAATTAACCATTTAAAAAAGACAATACCAAAGGGCTACAGTTGGCATGATGTTTTACAAGGTAGACTTCACATTGACCATATAATCCCAATATCAGCCTTTAACTTCACCAAGCCCGAACATACAGATTTTAAGCGTTGTTGGGCATTGGAGAACTTACGTTTATTACCTGCTGAAGAAAATTTAAGAAAAAATAATAAACTATTTAGACCGTTTCAACCTGCGCTTGCTATTTAAAGTAAATTAAAGGAAGTGTTGTTTATATGTTAAACGAGGCTCTTCAAAAAATAGAATCGGGTGCTTTTAGTAAGGAGGAAGTGTTAAAGAATTTAATCGAAGATGACTTAAAGAGTGATGTCAAGAAGAAAATGGCGGAAGGCGTCAATTATTATGGTAATAAACCCGATATATTAGACGAGGATTTTCGGGAATATAGGGTAGAGAATATAACCTATACCGACTATACCAAAGCCAATAGGCATATAACCAATAACTTTCAGAAGCTATTAGTTGACCAGAAAGCCGCTTATATCGTAGGTAATCCAGTGGTTATTGAACTCCAAAATGATATCATGTCAGACGACCAAAAAGATAAAGCTATCCTTACCGTTGATAAAGTATTAGGCGAGGTCTTTGAAGATACCGTTGTAGACTGGATTACAGGAGCGTCAAATAAGGCATGGGAAACCGTTCATATTTTTATAGACGAAGAAGGCGGTTTTAAGTATGAGATTGTACCAAGTGAGCAGATTATCCCCATTTATGACACCAACCACGAAAAACAGGTTAATCAGATTATCCGCTATTACGAGGTTCAGGTTTTCAACAAGCAATCCAAAGAAGCCGAAACCCGATATGCGGCCGAATGGTGGACGAAATATGATGTCACTTATTATCTTCAAAACGAAAAGGGCGAATACGAGCCTGATGTAAATTATAAGCAGAATCCCGCTCCCCATTTCCTTACCTATAATACCAGTGATAAGAATAAGAAACAGGGGTTGGGCTGGGGCAATGTACCGTTTATCATGCTTTCCAATAATTCAAAGCAGACTACCGATTTAGAGTTAATCAAGCGGTATATCGATGCCTATGATGCAGTTACATCGGGATTCCTTAATGATATCCACGATATTCAGACCGCTATCTGGGTATTAAAAGGCTACGAAGGAACTGACCTGTCTGAATTTATGCAGAATCTAATTAAATTTAAAGCCATTAAATTAGATGCCGATGAGCATGCAGGAGCAGAACCAGAACGGTTGGAAATACCAGTTGAAGCAAGAAAGGTCATATTGGAATTGCTAAACGAAAAAATATACTCTATCGGGCAGGGTGTTGACCTTAATAAGTTGGTAGCCAATACTTCGGGCGTGGCACTTAAAATCTTATTTACCGGACTGGATATGAAAGCGAATACCTTAATCCGAAAGTTAAAGAAAGCCTTTGAAGAACTGATCTGGTTTGTATGTGAATATATCAATCGAGTAGAGAAGCAGGTCTATAATTATAAGGATTTCGGGTTTATCATTAACAAATCGACCATCTATAATATCAAAGAGTTATGCGAGAATATAGTAATGATGAGCCCATTCATGAGTAAACAGACCGCAGTGGCTAACAATCCGTTCGTTGAGGATGCTAAAGCTGAAATAGAGCAGATGGAAAAAGAGGAAAAGACAGAAATAGACCTTTACGGCGGGAGTGTAAGAAATGGAAATGATAACCAGAATTTACCGGGAAATAATAACGACAATAATCAAAACCAAGGTGATGAAGAATAGATGTTTTGGCAATTAATTATCGGCTATTTTAGTATATTTGTGATGTCGATAATATTTTTCATATTCGTGAAATAGGGGAGGTAAGATGTCAATATTAGGGATAATAGGTAAAAAATTAAAGGTAGCTGGACACCACTATAAAGTATTTTATGATGATAAATACCTCAATAAAGAAAAATTATTAGGACAATGTGATTTTATAACTCAAAAAATAAGAGTATGTAAACATTATCATTCTGAAAAACGTAAAGAGCTAAGAGTAAAAACAGATATCGAAAGAACTGTTTATCATGAGATATTACATTCGGTAGATGGTATGTATAATAATTATACTCTCACAGAAAAAGAAGTGGATAGATTATCTGTTGGGTTACATCAAGTTATGGGTGATAATTTCATTGTTAAAGTTAGAAAGTAAAAAGGTGCTTAAATGAACCAACCCGAATTTAATACTTACTGGCAGAAGCGAACAGCCCTGCGGTCAACTAAATACTGGCAAGATGCCGATAATGTATCAAAGGCGATACATAAGGCCTATGTTACCAATTATAACCACTTGCAAAAAGAGATGGCCTCGATATACGCTAAATATATGAAAACCGGCAAGGGTACATATCGGGCAACTTATATTAAGCAGGTAATGACTAATATTGACCCTAACTTGACGAAGCTATTTCTAAAGCAGAATAAAGAGATGAAGGTGCTATTCGGCAATACCTATCAGAACGAGTTTTACAATAGCATATTTGATTTAGGCAAGGGCGGTATGCAGTTTGCTTTTACACCGCTTAACAGCAATGCACTGGCCAAAATACTGGCCTATCCCTGGAGTGGTGCAGGCTTTTCAGACCGCCTGTGGGATAACAAAGATAAATTATATATTAACTTAAAACAGACCATGACACAGGGGTTAGTGCAGGGTCAGCCATACGATAAGATGATTCGCAATTTAGCCGATAAAATGGACGTGTCATATCGGCAGGCTGGCGTATTAGTTAAGACTGAAACAAGTCACTTCATGAATCAGGCACATTTAGACAGTTACAATGAAGCTGACATAGAAGAATATCGATTTTTAGCTGCAATGGAAGAGAGAACCTGTCCTGAGTGTGAAATGCTCGATGGCCAGGTGTTTTTTCTGAAAGAGGCAGCAGTGGGCGAGAATTACCCGCCGATCCATCCATTATGCAGATGCTCGACTTGTCCTGAAATGGGTCAAAGCCGCAAAGGTACGAGAGCCGCTAAAGTTGGTGATGAGTGGGTGGAAGTTCCAGAAACGATGACATTCGATGAGTGGCGTAAAGCTAACGAGTTAGCCTACTTGAATCCTTTAGCTGATTAGCGTATAATACTAACATGGCTATTCGTGACCCTAAATACCCTAAACAAGTTGTATATTATAAGTGTGATATCAAGGCGATTACATCCGCACTTGACCCTGACGATACCCATTATTATTACAAGGGCAAGTATGTCGGCACGCTTACTATGTCCACGAAGGCAGGGCAGGTTGGGATTAGCTTTTCATTCGATAAGAAGATGATAGATAGCGAAATTGATGAGGGGGTTTGACAGCGAGATAATTATTGTGATATAATTAGATATAGGGGGAAATATGAAATACGATAAAAGCTTAAAAACTAAAAAAGATAAAGAAATGTGGAAATTGTTACAAGGTGGAGTTTTTTCTGATATTCATTGTAAATGTATGGAATTAAAAAAACAAGGTTATACTAAGTTAGAAATAGTTAGAAAATATGGGCCGACTTATGAAACTTGTAATAATATTTTAATATCAAAGGGAATTATATAATATGGAAAGTACAATAGCTGGTTATATATGTGCTGGGACTATTGTAGTTTTTGCAATAGGTTTTTATATTTATCTAAATATAGAAGTGAAGAATTTACGAAGGTAAATTAGTAACTAAACAAAATTGAATAAGTCATTGTAGAGCGCCTTAGAGCGCCTTCGATTAAGAATTAATTTTCTTGGTCGGTGGCGCTCTTTTTTTTTGTTTAAAAGGAGGAAATTATGTTCGATAAAAAAATATATGCTAGGCAATATCGTCTTAATCATAAAGAAGAATTATCAGAGAAGCGAAAACGATATTACCAAAACCACAAAGAAAAAGATAATGAAACTAGTAAGAAATATCGTCAAGAACATCCTAATTATATAAGTCAATGGTTAATTAATAATCCTAATTATTATAGAGAATATAACAAAGAATATCGTCAAACAGAAGAAGGAAAAGAGTCACATCGAAGGGTAAATTCTAAAAGATATGCAAGAGAAAAAGAGTATATTAACACCTTAATTACTCAAGAATGGCTTGAAATATTAGAAAAATATAATTATAGATGTGCCTATTGTGGATGTGAATTTGATGAAAATACTTTACCCCAAAAAGACCACGTCATACCAATAAGTAAAGGTGGTCATAACACGAAAGAAAATATAGTTCCAGCTTGTAGGGATTGTAATACTAGGAAAAACAATAAAATGATAAAAGATTTTCAGATAGTATTATCTATATAAAAATATCGGGTCAGTCTAAAAGCTCAAGACCTAAAAAAATGAGGTAATTCAAAGCAGGCGGGTGAACCTGTCCAAAACCTAATGAAAAGGAGATTAATATAATGTCAAACATATTGAAAGAATTGCTCGGTGATTTATACACGAAGGAAATCGAAGAAAAGGTTGGTGATAAAAAACTAATAGTACTTGATGAAGGAAAGTATATTCCAATTGATAAATTCAATTCCAAACTTGAAGAAGTTAAACAGCAGAAAGAACAATTAGACGAGTACAAGAAGCAATTAAAAGAGATAGAGAAGAAGGCAAAAGGTAATGAAGAGCTTGAAAATACCATAAAGGATTTAAGGGCCGACAATGAAAAAAAAGACCTTGATTATCAGGCAACTATTAAAGCAAAAGACAAAGACTTTGCCATCCAAAACGGCATTAAAGGCGAACAAGGCAAGAATGTTAAGGCTATTAAAGCACTGCTGGACATGGATAAAATCACGGTTGATGATAAGGGGATAACCGGACTTTCCGACCAACTAAAGAAACTGAAAGAATCCGATGCCTATTTATTCGGGGAAGATAAGATTGTCGGTACAGGACAGCATATATCGGAAGGCGATAAAACTACTCTGAAACCGGCTACCTTAGAAACCCAGTTAAAAGAGGCACAGGACAAAGGAGATGTGCTGGCAGCCATATCTCTAAAAAGACAAATTTGCGAAGCTGCTCAGAAAAAAGAAATTAAATAAACATTTTAAAGGAGATGTTATAAGAAATGGCAATAGGTTACCTTGCTACCCTGCCAAATTATGCAGGGGAATTATTTACTGCTTCAAGAGAGCAGACACCGTTTTTAAGCATGATCGGGGGCTTGAATGGTGGTAAAAGTACGAATGCTTTGAATTTCCCGATATCTAGTGAATATGCTTTAACCGCAGTTGCACAACCGGCTATTAGTGAAGCTGTGGCTGCTGCTGCGCCACCCGAGGCCAAGAATTTTGTCAGAGGACAACTCCATAATACCGTACAGATATTTCAAGAGGGTGTACAGATTTCTTATGTGAAGAAAGCTACTATGGGGCAGTTATCCGGACTTAATATTGCCGGACAACAGGCAAATGTAGCAGATGAAAAAGATTTCCAGATTATGCTAAGTTTACAGAAAATGGCTCGTGATGTGGATTACAGTTTTCTACATGGTGCTTATGTTGTTTATGCAACTGCTGATAGTGCCTTCAGAACTATGGGAATAGTTACCGCATCTGCTGCTGGTTCAAATACTACTGCCTTAGGTGGGGCCGCTATTACTGCGGATATAATCACTGCTGCTTTAATCGATGGTTATACCAATGGTGCAAAATTCGTGAAACCAGTTATATTTTGTGGTGCATTTAATAAGACTATGTTTAGTAAACTTTACGGTTATGCTCCTGAGGATAGAAATTATGGCGGATTAAATATCAAGACTATCGAAACTGACTTCGGAGTTTTTGGTATTGTTTTAGAGCCGCATTTAACCGCTTCTACTGTTCTAATAGCTGATCTTGCGGTATGTTCACCGGTATTCTGTCCTGTAAACGGCAAACCTCCATTATTCTATGAAGAACTTGCCAAATCTGGAGCTGCAGAGAATGGTCAACTTTTCGGTTTAATCGGATTGGATTACGGTCCGGAATGGATGCATATCACAATAACTGGCACTTCGGTTGCTTAGGGGGTGACATAAATGGATTTTACAAAATTAAGAAATCCTAGACTAAGAAAGGATTTACAGGATATATTTGAAAGCACAATGACAGTTGGAAAAGCTGCTAAAACACTTACCTGTGGTCTTGAATTTGTAGGAACGTATTCTAACCATATATTAGATTTTTCAAAAGTTGCCGTATCTAGCGGAGCCGAATTAATCAGGGCTGGAAGTTATGCCACTCCAATAGCGGTAGGAACGGGTAACGGATTAATCTATATGTATGCTGAAACCAATGCAGAATCCGGAGCTTATGCCGGTACTTTCTTATTTGTACGAACTACCAAAGCAGCGGCAGCTATTGCAGAATCTGCTTTAGCTGAAGGATTTTCTACAGTTAATTATCCTTCTGGCCTTCAAGGCGGTCAGTTTATGGCTGGATTGCGTGAAGGTGCTGGATTAGCTGCTTTAATTGGTGCTACGGACGGTATGTATGGTATTTGGGCGAAGGTATATGCTCTTACCACTTCCGTAGTTCAAGCTGGTTCAAGAGTTGCTGCATTGTGGGTAGACAATCAAATGTCTTGTGTTTGTAGTGGCGAGGAATACGGTATATTTGCAACTACTGGAGGTTCAAAACCCGATGCATTTATCGGATTTGAAACTACTTCATCCGGTTGGGCGCAACTATTCTATTTTGACGAAACTGCCTATAACAAAGAACCGGTTGTTTCAACTGGTTGTAATATAACTGGTGATGCCCAAAGTGTGCCATATTTGAAAGTATTAGTCAATGCTACTCAATACGGTATTCCGTTAATCGCAATATAATTAAATGCTTTGCGGGGTGGTGCTTACTGCCCCGCTATCTTTAAAAAAGGGGGAAATTATGAAAAAAATTGATTTGAAAATGAATAAAGAAGATGCTGGAAGTATAGAATCTAATAAATATTATCTATATTGCTTTTCTGTCTATAATCAAATAGCTAAAAAAGATTTTCAATTTAATGTGAAACTTGAAGAAGGTAAGATAATTTTTGAACTTAATATAGACAAAGATACACAAAATGCAATATTTGGAGAATTTGTGAAACTTATGAAAGATATTTAGGAAAGGAGGATAAAAAATTGAAATTTAAAGCAGGTGAATTAAAGGTAATCGGTGAGGGATTATCGGAAATTCTTGAAAAAGAATTACCAGTAAAACCATCTTATTGGCTTTCAAGAATTGCTATCAAACTTGATTCCGAATTAAAAGCATTTGAAGGGGCAAGGGTAAAATTAGTAATAAAGCATGCAAAGAAAGATGAAAAAGGGAATCCGATAGTTCTGAAAGATAAAAGCGGTAAACCTACCCGCAATTATGATGTAACCGATATGGATGCTTTTAATAAGGAATATGATGAATTAGCCGAACAGGAAATTGAAATCAATATCAATCCGATTAAACTTGATGCCTTAGGCGATATTAATTTGAAACCTGTAATCTTGGCAAAATTAGAAAAGATTATTGAGATATAGAAGAATAAAGGAGAAATGTCATTATGGAAATGTATCGAGGCGATACGATAGATTATGCCCTTTCTTTTACTAAGAATGGCGAACCGCAACCTATTGCGGGTTGGAAAGTATATTTTACCATGAAACAGAATCTTAATCAGAGCGATGAAAAAGCTGCCATTAAAGTAGATATTACAGATCATGATGACCCCATAAACGGTAAGACCTCGATTCATATAAGCAGTAAATCAACCGAAAAATTAATACCGGGTATATATTATTATGATATCCAAATTAAGAGGGCAGAAGATAATATAAAAACTATCGAAGCTGGTGAAATAAAAGTTATACCCGATGCAACGAGGAGGACTGATTAATGACAGAAGATATTAAAGTAACCATATCAGAACCCGAAATAATCAATATACAGATTGTGGATGCTGTACCGATAAACGTGGTAATCAACGAATCGATGCCTTCTTGGATTAACGATATTTTTATACCTCCGGAAGGTAAATACAAAATTGTTAAGTTATATATCGAGGATGGAAAGTTTAAAGTTGAGTATGAAGTTATTTAAGAAAGGAGTGTGAATAATATGGCAATACAAAGTATGGTACTTGACCCGAATGCAGTAGCATATACCGATGATGAAATTGTAGGAAAAGTAAATGCAGCTTCGGCTACTATCTCTCGTGCAAGCTCTGTAGATGCGGCAGCAAGACCGATTGCAGCTTTAGAAGTTACCGATGGTATGATAGCTGCTGGTGCTATTAAAACCAAACTTGGTGCTGAGGAAGATGGAGCTAAACTTGTCTCAGCTTCGCTTGCTGCGGCTGCTGGTGTTACTAATGCCCAAGTGGAAACTGGATTGGCAAAAACAAGTCTTGATGCAATGGCTGATACAGCAAGAGGTTATATCAAGACCAGTCCGACAACTGATGAGTTCCCAGTAATCAGCATTCAAAGAGGTACTGTAGCAACGGGTGGTAAGTTAGACGCAGATTATGATGATGTGCCAATAGAATAATTTTTATTATAGTCAGCTCTTATTTAGGTAGGGGCTGGCTATGGTAAAAGATTGTTAAATGAGAGGAGTAACTTATGGCTTGGCTACCTGGCTGGAAAAAACGAATAGAGCTCGCTATTAATGATTATGCTGGTGATATTGGCGGAGAGATTACTTGGTTTCCTGCAACCATACATTTAAAAGATGCAAACGGCGGTAGCACTAAAGTCTTTTTAGAGGTTGGAGCTAATTACAGAAAGATAGCCATCACTAAAGCTGACGGCGAAACCGAATTAAAGGGTGAGATAGCAGTATGGAATTATGATTCGGGAACTCCTGCTAATAGTACCGCAATAATCCATACCAGTGCAGATGGATGGGTTATTGATAGCAATACAAAAGTTTATCTCTATTACGATAAAGACCATGCCGATAATGACAATATTAATGTAGTAGCTACTGCTGCTGGATATGCGGTTTATGATGGCAATCATAAAGGCGTTTGGCATATGGCAGACTATACCTTTGCCAAATGGTCTGCTGGATTCGATGCTTGGAATGTGAAATATGAAGCAAACGTAGAACCTGATAGTGACGGCTGGACACAACTATATGACGATTATGCTTCGGTAAGTGCTGGCATACTTACCATAGATACAAGTGCCGATGATGCAAACCGATGTCTTTATTATCAAACACCTGATGTCAATTTTGATAATGGCTTCTACTTAAAGACGAGAGTAAAGGCATCAACAAATATGAACCCACTGGATGACCAGTTGAGTTTTCATATACTTGACGGCACACAGGATGAAATGGTTCTTTTTGATATAAGAAACGGCTCAATAACTTCTAACGACAGCATAGGTAATATGAATAGTGTAGCAATGGACACAACAACGAATTATGTTGTGTATGAGATATATATAAAAGCTATAGGTGCAGGACTTACATATTATTGGCTCTATGCAGATGGTGTGTTAAAGGCTACAAATCTTAGATATTATAGTTTTGGAATAACTGACAGAGTTAGTTTTGGTGACCTTGCTCCTGATAAAATGTGCAAAGCCCAGATAGATTATGTCTATTATGCACTTAACGTAGGAGTAGGGTATGACCATGCTTTGGCAGGAAAGATTCTTGATTCCACTTCTAATGTTAATCATGGCACAAAAAAGGGCACAGGCGAACCATTAGAAGTAGCGGGGAAAGTGGGACAAGCACAAAGCTTTGATGGTATTAATGATTATATTACTATGGGTGATATTTTCGATTTTGGAGCTGCTGATGATTTTACAATTTCTTGCTGTTTTAAGACGGCAGGTGCAAATGCTTATCTTATTTCTAAAGTTCCATCAGATGCTGCGATTTACTGGTATACCGGAGTATTCGCAGATGTTTTACGGCTTAAAATAAAAGATGTAAATACCAATACGGTTCAAATAGTTGGGGAAACGACTGTTTCAGATAATGTATGGCGACATGGAACATTTGTAAGGGATGCAGGAGCTAAATTATATGTCTATTTAAATGGTGCAAGTAATGCAGTAGCAGTTACAGACACTACAGATTCATCATTAGGAAGTGCTGCCAGTGTTAATATGGGTGCCGCAAAGGAACGAACGGGGAATGAATTTTGGCTCACGGGACTTGTTGATGAGATTCAAGTCTCTAATATAATAAGAAGTGCCGCCTGGATAAAAGCAACGTATAACAGTCTATTTGATACGTTGTTTACTTATGGGGATGAGGAAACAGAAGGTACACTTACGGGCTATTTTATGACTGACGGCGAAAAAGAAGAATTATTTGATTATCTTTTGAATTTAGTAGTAACGGCTGGATATTATATGAATCCATTATAACAAAGAAAGGAGGTAAAAATTAATGTTTAATAGAGAGAAAATAGAACAATTACAAAGAGATGTTGAATGGTTAAGTGAGGCAATGAGCAAAACAGATAATCTATATAAGTATGATAACCATGAGACCAAGAGACCGAAAGTCGACATATTAAGTGATTCTTTTAGTAACACATTAACAAATGTGTGGAATCGTATAGCGAACTTAGTAGAGAGAATAGAGAAATTAGAAGGAGGTAAAAATTAATGACTGATAAAGAAGAAAAAAAAGAGGTTAAAAATATTAAAGTTTTCGGTAGCGGTAGATTATACAATCCCGATACCAAAGAATATTTTGTTAGGTTTAATGAAGATGGCGAGGCTTTAGTATCCCCAGAAGATGCTCAAGTCATCAAGAAATATCATAAGCAAGTTCGCTTTGTAGGACAGAAGGAAAAACCAGCAGCCGAGCCGAATATAAAAAATCTTGGCAAGCCAAAAGCGTTTAGCGATATTAATGTTGGGTTTAAGATACCCACAAAGTAGAAGGAGATTTAATTATGGCTTTAAGTGTAGAAGAAGTATTAAATTATCTAAATAATTACTTTATAGAATCCTATACCTCTAATATCTATGTAGATTTTACAGCCGAAACAAAGGAAATCGCACTTGCTACCGAAGGTAAAACTTTTGCTGATGTAGGCATTGAATTGGAAACTGATCAGTATATCAAGATTGAAGGCAGCAAGTTAAACGACGGCATATATAAAGTGGATACGGTGGATACTGATTGTATTGTGGTAGAAGAAGCCTTAATAGATGAGAAAGCTGGCTCTATTGATATATATGGATTGGCTATACCAAGAAAACTATTAGCTATTATAACAGAAATGCAATCATGGTCAGGTACGGCGAATGTTAAGTCTGAATCACTGGGACCTCATTCCATAACTTATGATAGACCCGTAACGGTATTCAATCAGTTTGAGAGCAGGATAAAACATTGGAGAAAGGTAGGCTGGTAATGACCGAACTTAGCGATTTTATGCTGGATAAGACAGTAACACAAAAGAGGAAGGCAAGCGGGACGGGTAAATCAGTTGAGGATTGGGCTGACGTTTTAACTAACCT